TCTTTTATCATTCGCTCCAAAACTCGAATGTAATCGGGGTGCAAATTTTTATAATTGTCTTTATACGTGGCGTGAATTAATAGCGTGTCTTCGGGTCTAACCTTATCGTGGAATTCGGATTTTAAAAAACAATCTTCGTTATCCGTGTTGTAAGTAAATACTATTTCCAATTCCGCGCCTTTCATCGAACGTAAAGATTTATCCAATTTATCGAAATCGTCCTTTCCTACTTCATCCGCTTCTTCGATCCAAACAAACGTTGCTTCGGTAATCGATTTCATTTTTGCCGTTGAACTTCCTGAAGCCGCCCGAAACCCTTTTGCAAAAATTCGATTCCCTGTTTTCAAATGGGTAATTTGCATCGTATTTTCCAAAATATGGAAATCGCTTTGCAATTCTTTTTCTTCGATAATATCAATTATTTGCTGAAAGCTGGAACCGCGAATATCCGCGAAATGTTGGCGGGCTAAAATTCCCCTAAAATATTCGGGGGAATAAAGTTTCGTTATAGCGTATTGTGCGACTTCGAACGACCTTCCAGCCCCGCGACCGCCGAAAAGGTGCTTATATCGTTTCTTTTGGCGGTACAAATCGACGTAAGCGGAATTAACGTTCAGGGCTTTCATTCATATTTTGAAATATAACGCGTAATGGTTCCCCGTCTTTTCCTGTATGTTCGACCTTATCGTTTAACTTGCCGTGTAAAGAATCTATACAAACGTTAAAAGCGGCGGTATCTCCTTCTAATGCTTTTTCGATTTGACGAATAACCATTTCTTCTTGTATCTCCATTTCTTCGTTTTTGCCTGTTAACGAATTATAACTTTTGCGTACAAGCTCCATTTTTTCACGAAATAAAGTTAATCGGTTTTTACTTCCTTTCGGGCGTCCGTTTGGGTTTCCGCTTTTACCTTTTTCGAATGGAATTAAATTATCTTCCTTTGCCATTTTTACCGTTGTTTTTTCTCTGTAAACGAAAAAAAATAATATTGGTTCTTTGAACAAAGTTAAATAAAAAAAGCCGAACGAATTAACGCCCGGCTTTTCGAAACTAAGTGTAACCCCTTACACGCTCATTCAAAACCTCGAAACAAAGATAATTTAATTTTCGATTGCAGCGCGTTTTAAATAATTTTCTTCGGGGAATATTTCTATTTCGACTTCGCAATAATCGAAGTTAATTAATTCGCTTTCAGGGTTTCCGTTGCAAAAAAAGTAATTTATCTCGATGTGCAAACGGTCTTTTATTTTTTGAAATTCCTGATCTGAGTTAAAAAGGAAATCAATTCCGAGTTTATTAAATGCGAGTGCTTTAATTCCAATATCTATTTTGTCCTCGTCGAATAAATCGGATAAATCGCAATTCCATTTTTCGAGCTGCTGGATAAGTTCAACCTTCGTGAAAGTCAAAGTTTGTTTTGTGTAACCTTTCATTTAGAACCTCCTCCGATATAAAAACCTTGATCAATTCCTTCTTTAAATGCTTTTTCAATTTGCTCCTTTTCCATTGCTTCTAATTCATCCATTGAATTTAAAAACCAAGTTTTAAAATCATTATCGGATAAAAGATTAAATTTTTCAATGATTATATTTAATGCTGTTTGATTTTTCATAGTTCAAAAGTTTTCTAAGAAATATTCTTGTCCCAATAAATTTGTATCGGGCTTAATAAGTAAAACCCTATCGCCTTTAACTTCTAAATCGCAAGCGTTGGCACCATCTAAATAAGCATCAATAATTTGTTCTTTTTCCATTTCTTTTAATTCTTCGCATAAATCATAAATCCAAATAGGTATTTCTCCCATATCTTTATTATCAATTTGCTCAATTAAAAATTCTATTGCGGTTTGCTTTTTCATAGTTTAAAAATTTGCGGGTTAAAAGGTGGGATTTATGGTTTCTTCGGGTTTCGGCTGCATTCCTAAATTATCGATTGTTTCGGGGGAATCATTCCAGCTACAAATTTGTTTTTCGTTTGCGGTTCTGAAATCCGAATATAGCACGTTTAACGGGTTCGGGTTTCCGTGTTTTGAAATTACGGTTTCATCCCTTCGGATTTCGCAGCGGGTTGTTAAAAACTCAATCATTGCTTCGTGATCGATAAAATCAAAGCCGTTTTTTTTCAGGGCTTCCCGAATTCCGTTTTCTACGAATCGGGTATATTGTTCGTGGGTTGAATTGAGTATTTCGATTGCATCGGGATTATCTTTTAATTTAGTTTTTAGAAGATCGTTCCCGTAAATTTCGGCGGTAAATTTTAGCGCGCCTTTAATTTTTTCGCGTTTGTTAAAGTTTGGTTTTGCTTTCATATTATTTTTTTTTAAAATGGTAATTCTCGATCGACTTCGTAAAATGATTTATTCGGCTGCAAATTAGTTTTTAATTCGGGAAATTGACTCGGGCTTTCATTCATTCCGTGAAAGCTGCTCATTGTGGTATTGTGTCGAAAACCTACGGAACCCGTTGCGCCTTGACGATGCTTTTCGAATAATAAAAATATTTCGTTCGTGTATGGCGCGCCCGTTTCCTCGTTTTTTAAGTCGTAATATTCAGGGCGCCAAATAAACGCGACTGTATCGGCGTCCTGTTCAATGGATCCCGATTCGCGTAAATGTGAAAGCGAAGGTTTTTTGTCGGTTGTTTCTTCGCATTTTCTGTTTAACTGAGCCAAAACAATGAAGGGAATATTTAATTCCTTTTGCGCGGCTTTCAATGTGCGGGATATTTGCGAAACTTCCGCCTCCCTGTTACCCCCTTTAAACCCTTCTAAGGTCATTAACTGCAAATAGTCGATAATTACCCACTCGCATTGATTTAAACGCGCGTGTCGTTTTATAATGCGAATTGCTTCATTTACCCCGCATCCCGCTTTGTCGTAAATTTTAAAAGGTTTGTTTTCAACTATTCCGATCGTCTTTTCAAAATAGGTTAATTCATCAGGGTTTAACGTTCCGTCCCGAAGTGCCGAAGATCGTATTCTTTCGTTTGAGTTTTGCAAAATTAAACGCTGGGTTAATTGCGATTGCGACATTTCTAAATTGAAATATATTCCGGGCTTTTGTGTTTGCATTCCGAAAAATAAAGCTAAAGCGGTTTTCCCCATTGAAGGACGCGCCCCGATAATAATTAATTCGTTTTGCCAGCCGCCCGTAAATTTATTAACTGATTCGATCCCCGTTTCTAATCCGCTTGTTTGTCCTGATTTCGCTAATTCAGCGCGCCTATAATATGCTTCCCGTTCGTTTGTGGTTAGTTCGGGCATTTCAACTATCTTTTGAAGTTCGGAACCTTCTTCGGTTAATTTGGTAAGGCGTTTAATCATTTCTTCGGCAATATCCCGCCCCGGTCTTTTTTCGTGCAAACCTATTCCGACCTCATAATAAATTTTTGTAATATTTCGCGTTATTAAGGCGTTATGAAGCGTTTCTATTAGCTCGGGGATATTCTCGTTATAAGTTACGTTTTGGCTTGTTTTAAGGGCTTCTAAGTATTCGGGCATTGAAAAGGATTCCGAACTTTTCCACGCGTTCAAAAGTGAAACAGGATCGGGGCGTTTTCCTTCGTCGTTTATTTTTTTTATGAAATGGAATGCTTTTCGACAAAGTTCGTTTTCGAAATGGTGCGGTCCGATTTGCGAAATGATTTCTTTATAAATTTCGTTCGGGCTTAAAAGGATTCCGATAAGCGTTTTTTCGATTTGATCGTTGGGGTTATTCATAGTGAATTCTTTTTTTAGGGGTTATTTTTATTTCGTATTTGCCAGCGTGTTTAATATCGTGCTTCCATTCGTAAAGGTTGTTTTGAAATCCGAAGTTAGTATAATTATTTAATCGGATTCCGTTTTTATCGTTTGGCGTTGTATAGTAATTAATGAAATCGTTAAACATTATTTCGGGGTAACCGTTATTCGGGTTTTCGTTCCTGAATATTTGCAATCGTTCTATAAATTCGGCGGCGGTTGCTTTTTTAAACCAAGCCCCTGAAACGTTGTTTTGATTTTTAGAAACATCGATTAAAATTTTATTTTCCTCTTTATAATCTTTATTGTTTAGTAAGTCTTTATCGTCTTTAATAGTCTTATGATTATGGGCGTTGCTTTCGCTTTGCTTTTGCTTTGCTTCGGGCTTGCTTTTACTTTGCTTTGGACTTGCTTCGGTAAATTTTACCAAAGCAATAATATTACATTGATATTG